GTTGAAAAGTCTTTAGCCAACTTGCCCGGAGTAACAGAACATAGATTTAATCAGCTACAAGAGATTGAAGCTATCCTTGAGTATCTTAATATACAGTTACGTAAGATTAGACGTAAACACTTTCAGAAGTATTTAGAAGCGTATGCCCGAGCACTTACAAGTCGTGATGCAGAAAAGTATGTAGACGGCGAAGATGAAGTCATTGATTTTGAAACTATTATTAACGAAGTGGCATTACTTAGAAACAAATGGCTAGGTGTAATGAAGGGCCTAGAAAGTAAAAACTTTATGCTGGGTCACGTTGTACGACTACGTACAGCAGGCATGGAAGATATTGTTATATCATAAATGGATTTTAAAATGGCACAATTTAAAAACGAACAAGAAAGTCACGAACACAGTTTAGAAACTCTAAATCTATTATATCAATACGATAGTTTTCTAGACAGTTTAGAAGTCATTGCAGATTTTGGTTGTGGTAGCGGACTTGATTTGAAATGGTGGGCAGAATTAATGACCAGGGATGATCCTCCTGAACCACATAACTATAAATGCTATGCCGTAGATCGCGATCTAAAATTTCTCAAACCTGAAGTAAAAAATTTACCAAATGTGTACACATTTGAAACTGATTTTGATGCAGGTGATGTTGGACTAGTTCCACGAAAAATTGACCTGCTCTGGAGCCACGATAGTTTTCAATATGTAACCAATCCATTGAACACATTAAAAATGTGGCACGGTGATATGAACATTGACGGAATGTTAATAATGATGATTCCGTTAAGTACCTATTACAAATACAATAGATTGCAGAACTGCAGCTGGTCGAATGTTTACTTTAACTATAATATTGTTAACATGATGTATATGCTAGCGGTCAACGGATTTGATTGTCGTGATGCATATTTTAAAACCAGTAACGACAATACATGGTTAAATGTAGCAGTTTATAAGTCAGAAATCAAACCGATGGATCCAAAAACTACGTCCTGGTACGAACTAGCCGATCTTGGGATACTAAACGACAGCGTGGTAGATTGCATACAACGGTTTGGATATGTTAAACAAGAAGAAATAATAACTTCTTGGTTAGACAAAGATTTCTATCAACACAAAACTAAATTATAAACCAGAATATTTCTTGTTGCTATAATTCCATTGTTGTATCCAGTGGTCTACGTCAGCTGCATTTTTTGGATTCTTGCTTTCTATATACTGATCTACTTCACTTTTGTACTGATTTGGGAACATTTCTCGTAGACGTTCCCGTAGACTTTCAAAGTCGATTGTCATTGTTTTCTCCTTGTGGGTGACACTATTACTTATTGCAGCGCAGCATGAGTTAAACGTTCATAAAAATTTTATAAATAACAGTTATGCGAGATCTAATTAACATCCTTAATGAAGTTACTCTTGGTAAGTACGGTCCTGGGCAAAAGTTTATTGTTAGCAACAGTCAAGACGGGCAACAGCTTGCAGCACAATTAACAGCACAAGGTATATCATTTGAACAACCAGTTGAATTAACAAATAAAAGTCTTGGTGATCAAGCAATTCCTACTCGCGGCGAAGTCATTATTGCAATGGGTAAAGGCAATGATTATTACGAATTTCGTACCGAGGATAATGTGTATTTTTACATCCAAGGAACTACTGGTAAAATAGAAAAAGCATTGAATCATAGCAAAGGCGAAGGTGTTGCCAATCGCGGAGAAATCAGTGAAGGAATTCTTGGTGCTGCTATGTTTGCTAAATTTACCAAGCGTGAAGCCAATGAAGAAGTTGGTACAATAACACCAGCTGATATCACTGGAGTCTTGGACAGTCTACAACAATCCGGCACTGACACCTACGAAGTAACTGTACAAGATGCCAATAACGAAATAGCTGATTCTATCAGTTTTATGCTCAAACTAAAGACTGCTCCGTATCAGGATTTAATGAATCCAATGAAACGTAATTTATTAGCCAATGAGTTAGCATCAGCTGCTGCTTATGTAAATTCGCCAATGGCTGAACGTTATAGCAAGTATTTTTATATCAATGGTAAAGCAGATGAAATTGCTATCATGGCCGATGGAGCAGCCAGTGAGACTGAAAAGAAAGCAGATGTCTGGGTAGGCGTTAAAGATAAAAATGGTCAGGTGCGTACCTTAAAACTTAATGCAAGTTTAAAAGTAGGCGGTGTTGGTCAGTTTGGTCAAGTTGGCGGTAGTAGTATAGATTCCATGCGCACACTGTTTGGTTACTTTGGCCTAGATGTAGAACCTTACGTAGAAAAGTATAAAAAGTATCACGGAAAAGATCAGTTTAAAGCAGTAGAGTTTATGTATCGTCAAATCGCAGAAGAGCTACAAGGTCGTTTGGCTGGTAATAGCGATACTGATGAAGCTAGATTTATTGATGGTGTTGCTCACGCTATTACTCACTTTGCCACCTTAGGTGATCCCAATGTTGAACTAGTGGACTTTGACAAAGGTGGATTTAAGATTTTACGATTTAAGAACCTTGTATATAAACTACGCAATGTAGATTTAACTGCCAGTTATGTACAAAAGACACGCCCTGAGTTGCAAATACATGATGTTGAAAATCCTAAGTTGGTATTGCTGACTATTCGTTGCAAGATTGAAAATAAAAAAGCAGGACCATATATTCAAAACATCATTGAAAAAGGTTCTTTGCTAGAAGAACTTACACAAGTACAGCAACAAAAATTTAATGATACTGAAACACCAGATCCAGAAAAAACTAGAGTTCAAATTAAGAATCCCGGACGCAAAGCTGTTCCGAGAAGTAAAGATTCAAGTCCTAGACAAAAAAGAGACAAAGCAGGTTGACACCTTAATCTAATATCTCTATAATATTATAACATTAGAATATTAGACACACTGCTATGAATAAACACGAACAAATATTAATGATAACTGCTGAAGAGTCAGCAGAAGTAATACAAGAGATTAGTAAAATCTTTAGATTTGGCATTGATGGTAACCATAAATCAGGAATCAAACACAGAGCCAAACTTGAAGAAGAGATTGGCGATTTAGTTTGCATGATTGAATTACTCGTTGAACACGAAATGGTAGATCGAGAAAATGTTAATATAGCCGCTCAAAATAAAAGAGATAAATTAAAAGTATACAGCAACATTTTCGATAAGGATTTAGCATGACAGAGTTATACCGTGGATTACTACTTGTACTCACAGAAAAATTTATAGATTTAATTTCTACATTGCGTATGCATATTAGATTGTTTAGAAACCCAGCAGGCGAAACACTGTTAGATGTAGGTGTGTCGGGCTTCTGGAACTTTGTGCTTGAAGTTATTTTTACTTTATTTGCAATTGGATGTTTATCAGCAGGGATATTGTTAACTGCAGGACTAGCTATATTTGCCTATCCACTTAAAGCGTTACTTAATATGTCTGCATCAGTTCTAAAAAGTATTAAAAATCCATTACATGAAGTACAACCAGAAAAACTATCTCCGAGTCTTGATGACCCGGTAGTCAGTAAAAGATTGAATGTCAAAGAAAAGTAATGTAGCTAAAGGCAAAAACAGCTACGATCAAGAAATAGGCGGCGAACTTGTCGCCTTTTTTAATCGTAATGTTACTCCTTATCCCACAGAAGTTGGCGGTCCCAAGTTTGACCTAATTCCCGTAACACAACGCAAAGACCTAATGGTCAATGCAGCACGTATGCATGCCGAGCAAGAGTACGATCGTATTATGGAAATGGTTGCTGTATTAAGTCGGCAAGCAGAACAAGTAAAACGCAGATTAGAAATTACTGATGCAGTACATGCCGCTGAATATCAATTCCAACCCGCACATGGCCAAACATATTGGCTACTCTACGACACAGAAACTAACAACACTAGACTGTCTATCCAAGGGCCCAATGATTGGACTACTGGTAAACCTGAAAAGTATGATTATATCTGCCAGGTCAAATGGTTAGGTGATTATACTTGGGTTGAAGTATCACCAAAAGCATAGACGTCTTGTTGTAAATCTGTTATAATTATACATCACTTTAAAGGAATTACTATGTTTGAAACACTAGAGATCCGTCGTGTACAAAATGGTTTTATTTTAGTTGTTAACACTGAAGACGACACACGAGAATTTGTGTATGATACTGAACGTAAACTCATGCGTTCTGTTAAAATACACCTAGGCGAAAAAGTTACTGCAGACGATTAAACATGAAAGTTTTTTTCCAAACAGATACTCTTAATTATCGTGGCAGCACAGTAGCAGTATCAGACTACGCAAGATACAATCAAGAAATATTAGGTAACGAAAGTATTATTTGCTATGATATGAGTAGACCCTATCGTATTGATGGCGGCACTGAACCCGAAGTACTTGGTAATCTACAACGAGAGTTTCGTGTAGTTGGTTACGAACAAGTTAGTGATCTACAACGCCTGGTTGATAAAGAAGGCGTTGAGCTGGCATATTTTTCTCGTTGCGAACGTGGTTGGGTTCCTGAAAACTGTCGTGCAGTGGCACATTCAGTATTTCAAATATATGAACCACATGCAGATGTGTATGCTTATATTTCAGAATGGCTAGCCAACGAAATGAATGCCAGACACAACGACACATTGCCGTTTGTGCCGCACATAGTCAACTTGCCTGAAGCAACAGGCGATCTTAAAGAAGAACTAGCAATTAAGCCTGGGCAAACTGTTGTTGGGCGCATTGGTGGACTTTTGACGTTTGATTTACCGTTTGTTAAACAGGCTATTGTTGACTTATTAAATCAACGCGACGACTTTGTGTTTGTGTTTGCTGGCACACAACCGTGGATCGATCATCCTAATGTACGCTACTTGCCAGAGTTTAACAATCTACAACGTAAAGCCAACTTCTTTAACACTTGCGATGCCACAATACATGCTCGCAGCAATGGCGAAAGCTTTGGTCTAGCAGTAGCAGAATCTCTTTTCATGAACAAGCCGGTGCTGACATGGGAAGGTGGCGGAGATCAAAATCACACATTTATGCTACGTGGTTCGGATACTATATACACTCATGAGAACATTGCTGATAAGCTCTTAAACATTAGAGATTACATCACAGCAGAAGATTGGCGTCTAAGAGTAGCTGAGTTCACTCCAGAGCAAGTAATGGCAAAATTCAAAGAGGTATTCTTTTGAACTTAGAACAATATCTAGCAACAATACAGCAAGATGGGTTACAGATTGATACAGTATATGATATTGGTGCTAATGTTGGATCTTGGAGTCATGCGTTAAGAAACGGTGTTCTTAAAAACAGTTTCTTTTATCTATTTGAAGGCAATCCGGATCATGCGCAAAGTTTACAGGCAACAGGCTTGCCTTACTATATTGGTATATTAAGTAATCCTGGTCGCGACTCAGTTGAATATTACCGAGGCGGAACAAGTACTGGTAATAGTTATTACAAAGAAAATACTGTATTCTATGATGATTCGGTGCCGGTAAGTATGCCAGCACGTACACTAGAATCTATAGTTGCTGAATGTGCGATGCCCGTACCTAACTTCCTTAAGATCGACACACAGGGTTCTGAATTAGATATATTACGTGGATCAGAAACAATATTACCTGGTGTAGATTTAATATACCTAGAATGTCCAATTGGTAAGTATAATTTAGGTGCACCAAATATACAAGAGTATTTAGAATACATGGCCAGTCAGAACTTTATTCCTAGCGATCTATTAGAAATACACACAGCCGACCGAGTGTTAATCCAAGTTGATATTATGTTTATTAATATAGCAACCAAGGATCGCTTGTACGGCGCCAATCATAACAATCGATATATCAACTACTAAATTATGCTAAAAATTTCCTATCTTAGAACCGGAGTATCAAGAACACAAGTATTGTCTAACGTGGCTGCAGCGAAAAAAGAAAATCCTGCATATCGTGTAATAGATATAGGTGGCAATGCCATTGGATGGTCTGCACCTATAGTCGACATGGTTGTAGACATTAACTCTGAGCCTTCGGACCGAAGTATGAAATTTGATATTTGTAAAGTTGACCAATGGGATCAATTACTTGAAATTGTTGCTCGTGATGGTCTATACGATTATGCTATTTGTACACATACACTAGAAGATGTTTATAATCCATTTACTACGCTAGAGCTTTTACCTAAGATTGCTCGTGCTGGCATTATTACTATGCCTAGTTTTCAGACTGAGTTGAGTAGAATTGAAAATGAAAGTTATTTGGGATTTATACATCATCGCTGGATCTTTGACCAAGAAGGCGACGAAATGTTAGTGGTACCAAAGTTGACAATGCTAGAAACACTGGTAGAAAACACTATCAAGCAAGATCTAGATAAAGATGAAATATGTTATGAATGGGAAGGCAGTATCAAATATCGCCATTTTATGAATAATTTCTTAGGTCCAAACAATTACACTGTAATCAATCAGTATACAAAGTTTATAACTGATAGAATTTAAACTTTGTAAAACTTGCAATACCAAGCAACAACACAATAAATACCTAGCTATCAAATTTTCAAGGATTAACATGTACGCTATTGTTAGCATGAGCACTTCAAATATAAAAGATTTATCAGACTTAACAGACGCAACAAAACTAGAATACTGCAAACGACACGGATATGAATTTTTTAATATCGGCGATGCAGAAATCGGAACACAACCAGAGACATGGAGTTTTAGTATGGACTGGCACAAGCCACGTTACGTACTTGACCTCTTTAACCGTAGACCTGATATAGAATGGGCACTGGTAACCGAAGCTGACGCTACTATTACTAACCTAACTGTTAAAATACAAGATCGTATTGATAACGATTACCATTGTGTAGTTCCAGTAGATCGGTTAAACATTAACTCAGGTAACATGCTGATACGTAACAGTGACAAAGGTCGTGCGTACTTGGCTGCAATGATTGCTGACGGTGACAAGTATTTAGAAAACACCACAAACAATCCTATCTTTGGATTACAGTTATGGATAGTAGATACAATAGATCAGTGGGCAGAAATTGTTAAGATTGTTCCGCAGAAACACATGAACAGTTACGAACATGGGATATACGACTACTGCGATATAAGAACAGATATATTAGGTACACCAGGATATTGGGAACCAGGCGATTGGATTGTACATTGGCCCGGCATTAGACACGAAGTTAGAATTGATCGTGCTAGCAAACTAGAAACCGAAAACAGAATAACAAGATGACAAATAAAATAGAAGAAGTATTTACAGACATATACGTTAATCGTAAATGGGACGAACCAAACAAGTCCAATGAGTCAGTTAGCGGCAATGGCTCTACACTAGACTACACAAAAAGATTACGCCAAGAATTACCACAGTTATTTGACGCATTTGGTATTCGACGAATATTTGATGCGCCATGTGGTGACTTGAACTGGATGAGTCATGTACTAGCCAAACGTCCGGAACTTGATTACACTGGCGGAGATATTGTTCAGCCATTGATAGATAAACTCAATGTAACTTATGCTAACAACAATGTTAGATTTGTTAAAATTGATATTATTAATGATCCGTTGCCTGCAGCAGAGTTAATGATTTGCCGTGATTGTTTATTTCATTTCAGTGAAGAAAACATCAAGTTATTTTTAAATAACTTTGTTAATTCGGATATTGCTGCACTACTTACAACATCAGATACATTACCAGAACCCAATAGAGATATTGAGACTGGCGATTATCGTCATTTGAACTTGTTTGCAGAGCCTTATAATTTTACACCAAACTACATCTACGAAATCAATGATTGGCCATATCCTACTCCACCTACTAGAAAAATGTTTATGTGGAGTCGCGAACAAATTAAAGATGTATTAGAAATTATGAAAGACAGCAAATGAAAATTTTTATAACCGGACTAGCAGGCATGATCGGGTTTCATACTGCCAAACACCTAAAAGCCCTAGGACATGAAATTGTTGGAGTTGATAACTTTAACGACTACTATGAAGTCAGCCTAAAACGTGAACGTGCTCGCATACTTAAAGATGAGCATGAGATCGTTGTTACAGATGGCGATATCTTAGACTTGGATTACAGTGTTGCATTAAAAGATGTAGAGGTAGTGTTGCATTTGGCTGCATACGCTAACCCAAGACATTCGTTAGAATATCCACAGTTGTACATTGATAATAACATTACTGGGTCACAGCGACTTATCGAAGGTATAGAACGTGCAGGTATTACTAATGTAGTCTACGCCAGCAGCAGTTGTGTCATGCACGAACAGCCGTTACCGTGGTCCGAGAAAGATCATCCAGGACATCAAAATAATCCATATGGTTGGACCAAACGTGCCAATGAATGTCAGTTTATACATTCTAAAATTTCTAAAACTGTGGGACTGCGTTTCTTTACAGTGTATGGTCCATACGGTCGTCCGGACATGGCCCTGTTTGGTTTTACTAAAAATATCATTGCAGGTAAATCAATTGATTTATACAACTACGGAGATATGGCAAGAGACTTTACTTTTGTAGATGATATTGTACAAGGTATCACATTAGTGATCAATGATTGTTACAAAAAGATACAAGCAGGGCATGAAATTTATAATATTGGTTATGGCGAGCAAGTCAAGCTAGTGGATTTTGTTAGCGAAATTGAACGTTGTATTGGTGCAAAGGCAGTTACCAATTTGTTACCAAAACATCCAGCTGATGTGCCTGCAACCTGGGCCGACACTACCAAGATTCAAGGTCTTGGATACAAAGCCACTACCAGTATCACTGCTGGTGTTAGTAAATTTGTCGATTGGTATCGTAGTTACTACAAGGTGTAAAAATGAAAATTTATGATTGTTTCCCGTTTTACAACGAACTAGATCTACTGGAACTGAGACTAACAGAATTATACGACAAAGTTGATCACTTTGTTCTTGTAGAAGCAAATAGCACACATCAAGGTAATCCAAAGCCGTATTACTTTGAAGAAAACAAAGAACGTTATGCCGAGTGGGCTGACAAAATCATCCACATCAAAGTAGATGACATGCCCAATCACCCAGATGCTTGGGTAAATGAAGCGCACCATAGAGATCAAATCATGCAGGGTCTAGTTGATGCACAAGAAAATGATCTTGTGGTTATTTCAGATCTAGATGAGATTGTGCGTCCGGCAGCATTGGACTATATGAAAGCAACCAACCAAGGTATATTTGCACTTAGAATGAGTTTACATAATTTCAAGTTTAATTACATGCGAGTGAATCCTGGCCAATACGATGTATGGGGCATGGCCGGACGTCGTGTTTACTTGAATGATATCAGTCCAACTGAGTTCAGGCGGCTGCGTTTCCAATTTACCGGAGCACCTTATCAGTTTAAAAATGACGGTTGCGAAGTTGTTGAACACGGTGGCTGGCATTTTGGTTACATGGGCGATAACGAATGGTTAGTTAACAAGGCACGTAACTTTGCACATGCAGAAGTCAATCGTCCTGAGTTCATTGAGCAGATTGATGTTGAAAAGTCAATTGCTGAACGTCGTGAGTGGAATCGTGGTAATGCTGGCGATCGCTACGAGATTGTGGAATTAGATAATTACTTTCCCAAATCATTATTAAACAATCGTGAAAAATATCAAAAATTTATTTTGGACAATCCGGTAACTACAGCTCTTGCTTTATTGCCTGAATATCCGTATAATAGTTAACTTTAAATAGGTACAACATGTCAAAAACAGTTTTAATCACCGGCGGTGCTGGATTCATCGCACATCATGTAATAGATAAAATTTTACGAGAAACAGACTGGAATATTGTAAGTCTTGATAGACTAGATATTAGTGGTAACTTGAATAGACTACACGATATGCTACAGGATCATGATCCTAAAGAAGTTAGTCGTCGTATGAAGATTATATTCCACGATCTTAAAGCAGAGATTAACAGTCAGATTGTACACGACATTGGGCACATTGATATTGTGCTACATCTTGCTGCTGGTAGTCATGTGGACCGCTCAATCACTTATCCTATGGAGTTTGTACAGGACAACGTAGTTGGTACTGTCAATATGTTAGATTATGCGAGAAAGAATTTGCCCGAGCTTGAGCGGTTTGTATACTTTTCCACTGACGAGATCTACGGTATTGCGCCTCCTGGGGTGGCTTATAAGGAATATGATAGATACAACTCTACGAACCCATATTCTGCCTCTAAAGCGGCGGCGGAGGAATTCTGTGTTGCTTACGAAAACACTTATAAAATGCCTATTATTGTCACACACACCATGAACGTGTTTGGTGAAAGACAACATCCAGAGAAGTTTATTCCAGCTACAATACAAAAGGTTAGAGATGGCGAAAAAGTCATTATTCATGCTGACCCGTCGAGGACAGTTGCAGGAAGTAGGATGTATATTCATGCTAAGGACGTTGCTGAAGGACTTATGTTCATACTCGGGCTCAAAGATTATGTACATACGGGGGACTATGGTCATGCTCACTGCCCGAAGTTTAATCTTGTGGGTACTGAAGAAATTGATAACTTATCGCTAGCACAAATGATTGCTGCAGCACAGGGTAAAGAATTAAATTATGAAATGACTGACTTTCATACCAGTCGTCCGGGACATGACATGCGTTATGCACTAGATGGTGGCTTATTGGCTAGTCTAGGTTGGACTCCAAAGATTAAACTTAGCGAACGTATTGGCGAAATGGTGCAGTGGACACTTAAAAATGAAAGGTGGCTTACCAAATGATTCGACATTGTTTTGTAGTTACTAGCGCGGTTAATAGTAAATTTGGAGTTTATACTCCTGAACAAAGACTTGAACAAACACTAGCAACATTGGTAAATGTTCGCGAACGAGTACCGGGCTGTAAAATTATTGTTATGGAATGTGCTGGAACTCCTTTAACACAAGAACAAAGTGACGCACTAGAAAGTCACTGTGATTTGTTATTAGACTTTTGCAATGATCCAGACGTGCAGGCCATATACCAAAGCAATAACTGGGACATAGTTAAAAATTCTACAGAGATTATGTGTTTTGGACGTACACTGCGTATGTGCATCGATGATGGCGAGTTCGAAGGATATGATCGCATACACAAAATGTCCGGGCGTTACTTATTAAATGATGAGTTTAAGTTATCTGTCTACGAAGAAGATCCTTACATGATCATAATTGGCCCTAAACAAAAAAGCCAATTTCCCATTGAAGTCACTGGTATTGAATTACAGTACATGGCTAGATTATGGTCCTGGCATTCATCAATAAACGAAATTATTGTTGATGTATATAATAATAGTCTCAAGTATATTGGCAATAGAGTTCAGGTTGGTGGATATGCAGATATTGAGCACGTATTGTATAAATTTTTACCAGCTGACATTGTTAAAGAAATCCCTATGCTTGGGGTAGAAGGATCAATTGCACCTAACGGTGTTGCTATAAGGAACTAACATGGATCACTGTACAGAACTCAATGAATGTCTTGCTTGTGGCAGCACTAATTTAGAGTTAACTTTAAATTTAAATAAGCAGCCATTGGCAAATAGTTTTCAAACAGAACCTGGTACTAATCAAGAGTATCCACTGGCAGTTAATCGTTGTACAGAGTGTTGCCATTTACAGTTAACACACATTGTAGATCCAGAAATTATTTACAAAGACTATGCTTATGTAAGTGGCACCAGTCAAACATATCTTGATTATATGCGATGGTTCGCTCGTTGGGCTAGAGAGTATTCTGATCATTGGCACGGTACTGTACTTGATATTGGCTGCAACGATGGCAGTCAACTTGATGAGTTCCGGAAAATTGGGTTTAACACATACGGTGTTGATCCAGCAGAAAATTTACATGAAACAAGCAAGTCAAAAGGACATCAAGTTGTTTGTGGATTTTGGAATAAGAAAAGCATAGAAAAACTCAAGCATGATAAATTTGATATCATTGTTGCACAGAACAGTTTTGCACACAATCCAGATCCAATTAAGTATCTAAAGTTACTTGAACCTTTGATGGGTAAGAAAAGTTTATTCTTTATACAGACCAGTCAGGCAGACATGGTTCGCAATGGAGAGTTTGACACTATCTATCACGAACATGTAAACTTCTACAACATTAATTCGATGTATGAACTAGCACGTAGAGCAGATATGTATCTTGTTGATGTTGTTAAAACGCCAATACACGGCACAAGTTATGTGTTTGTACTAAGCACACATAATCTAAAACCTAAACATGTCAAGAACTTGTTGGCCATGGAAGCGGATTTAATGGAGCCAGCAACATACAAGAAATGGGCTGATAGCAGTTCACGGATAGTTGCAGAACTTGCACGTCATTGCGAAGAATTTAAGAAGATGGGATATCGTTTAGTTGGTTATGGTGCTGCTGCTAAAGGTATGACACTACTTAACTACGCCGACATTACACTTGACTGCATCATTGATGATAATCCATTAAAGCAAGGCTCCTATAGTCCAGGCAAAGATATTCCTATTGTCAGTATTAAACATCTCGACGATTATCAAAACGATAAAATTGTATTTGTTCCGTTGGCCTGGAATTTTTACAAAGAAATTAAGAATAAGATTCTAGCTTATAGAACGAATGACAACGATAGATTCTTGCGTTATTTCCCAGAGGTGTCATTTGAACATTGAACGCCCACAACAGATTTTAGTTCGTAGACGAGCTGCACTAGGTGATGTTATAATGAGCACTGGTGTTGTTCGTGAACTTAAACAACGTTACAATTGTGACATTGACATTGCCACAGAGTTTCCTAACATTTACGATAACAATCCGCACGTAAGGGCAATATACCATACCAGTGCAATGCCGGATCCCGCAGCCTATGATTTATACATTAATTTGGATGATGCCTACGAGCATAATCCGCTCAATCATTATATCGACAGTTATTTTTATCGCGCTTTTGGTACATCAAAAGTGGATAACAAATCAGTAGAACTTTTCCCTAGTGAATTTGATCAAGATACTGTAACGTCATTTATAAAAGATAATGATCTTGACAACTACATTGTAATTCATATCAGACAATGGTATTGGCCTTTAAAGAACATGAGCTGGGATACTTGGTATTCAGTGTTTGAACGATTGTTTACTGCGCGAACTGATTTCAAGATTGTTTGTGTAGGATCTGTAGAAGATGGATCAGTAGAACATCCGTTGTTTGTTGATGCAAGAGAGAAATTGAATATACAGCAACAAAAACTATTAATGGATCATGCACGGTGTTTTGTTGGTATAGACTCTGGACCATATCATATTGCAGCAGCAAGCAATACACATATAATCAGTTTGCATACACACTTATTACCTGAACGTATTGCACCTAAAAATAAATTAGTAACACCAATACTTTCATCTGTAGATTGTGTTGGATGTAATGACAATCAACAACGCCCGGTCAGTCAAGTTATTTGTAAACACGGAGATTTTCGTTGTAGTACAAGTTTTGACGCTGATCGTATCGCTAACAATATATTAGAGATTATTTAAAGAAAGATAACATGAGAGACTGGCAATCATTTTTTACACACATTAAATCAAAAGGATTCAATCCAACTACTATAGTTGATGTTGGTGTTGCAACAGACACAGAAGAACTATATGTGCATTTCCCAAATGCAAAATATTTATTTGTTGAACCATTGGCCGAGTTTGAACCCAGCTTACAAAATTTATGTAGACGATATCCAGGTAGCGTTTATATGCTGGCAGCAGCCGGAGCAGAGGATACAGAAATAACATTCAATGTTGGCCCATCAATGGGAGACAGTAGTATATTTCAAACACTAGAATCTCGTGACGGAGCATACGAAATGCACAAGCGTACTGTGCCGCAATATAGACTTGACACAATGTGGACAGCCTTAGAATTAACTGGCCCGGCACTACTAAAGATAGATGTGCAAGGTGGAGAGGTTGAAGTACTAAAAGGCGCCACAACAATAATAGATCAATTTGAAGTCATTGTTTTAGAGTGCGGTTTAATTGAACAGTATATTGGTCAACCTATCTTTCATGAGTATGTGGCCTATCTTGCCAATCAAGGATTTGTAGTCTACGATATCATACACACAGGATATTCTGAAACTGGATTGTTGGCACAAATTGACTTGGTCTTTGTCAAGAAAGATGGACAGTTCCGCCAAGACCAACGCTGTCAAGTAGACTACGCTAAAGCAAATTATGAAAATTTAAACTACAAAGGTGTAACACGTAATGCAGACCTATAAACACTCAGGTACATTTGGTGATTTAATTTACAGCCTAAGTGTAGTAAAGAAAATGGGCGGCGGTTCGTTCCTTGTGGCATTAGAAAACATAGAGAGATGTGTTGCCCAATATGGTTACCGTCCGGATGAAGTAGATCCCATGCACAAGGGTCGTTTTACTTTTAAAGATTACGAACTACTTAAACCGTTTCTGCAAAGACAAAGCTATATACAAGACGTAGGTACTTGGACGCAGGGAACACCCGACGCCGATGTTGACTTAGATAGATTCCGTGGGTTACTATTCCGTGGCTTTGAAGGTAACTATGTTCAAGCATATCACATGACATTTGGCTTGCCTTTTAGCGCAGAAGACTTGCAACAGCCTTGGCTAGAAGCAGATGCTAAAAAAATTGCACCTATCGTTATTAATCGTACAGCAAGATATCGTTGTCCGAACGGAACAGTTCAATGGCAAAACATGTTGGCTGCTGCAGACATTGTTCAAAATGGTGTGTTTGTTGGTAACAAAGATGAGCATGAAGATTTTGTAAAACTCACTGGATTTAGTGTACAATACTATCCTGTACGAGATTTTAAAGAACTTGCAGATGTTGTTGCTGGTGCAGACTTGTTTATGGGTAATCAAAGTGCTGCCTATAGCATTGCTATGGGATTAGGCAAGAGCACTGTACTTGAAACAATTAAGATCAAACCATTGGCAAATATTGAATGTTATTTTCCAAGAGATAACTGTCAATATTTTTAATGAAAATACTACTAGTCGGTGATAACGGTATTGATGAATACCAATATGGTACAGTGGACAGGATCAGTCCTGAAGCCCCTGTGCCCATTATCAATTACACACATACAATAAAGAAGCCGGGTATGGCTGCCAATGTGTTGGATAACTTAAAGAATCTAGGTTGCGATGTTACCTTTGTACACGGTATTAGAACTTCTTTAAAAACAAGAATAATTGATAGCAAGAGCAAGCAGCACTTGTTACGCATAGATCAAGATCAACGTTCAACACCAGTTAAACTTGATTGGGATATACTGGGTGACTATGATGCTGTGGTTGTAAGTGATTATAACAAAGGGTCAGTAGAGTATGAGACTATTGAGCAGATTAGAGCTGATTTTAAAGGCCCTGTTTTCGTGGACACCAAGAAAACAGACCTACACCGCTTCGAAGGGTGCTATGTCAAAATCAATAGACTTGAGTGGGAAGCAGCTAAAACTTTTCCCTCCGAGCTCATCGTCACGTTGGGAAAAGATGGTGTACGTTATAAAGAGCATGAAATTTCTACTCCGCAAGTAGAAGCATTTGATGTATGCGGAGCCGGAGATACATTCCTTGCAGCACTAGCATACGAATATGTAAACAGTAAAGATATTTTGACTGCAATTAATTTTGCAGTCAAGGCAGCAAGTGTTACAATACAGCATGTTGGCGTGTACAGTCCAACACTAGAAGAGATAGAGAGAGAATATGGCAAGACTTGAAGGGCATGTAGCAAAAGGTTGGGGATCAGAACTGATCTGGGCAACCAATGACAAGTACTGTGGTAAGATGATGAACTTTAAGGAGAACGCACGGTTCAGTATGCACTTTCATCGCGAGAAAGATGAATCGTGGTATGTGTTAACGGGTTCATTTGAAGTAGAATGGATTGACACTGCTGA